CCGTTTGAGGTGGTAAGACGAACACGATCAAGTATTCCTGAGAGAGCTTTTGAGCCAGCGCCAAAACGACAACCAGCAGCTTGTGAGAAACCGCCGCTTATTTGGCACATCCATGTGTTTGTAATGGTATCAACAAGCGTCAGTGTAAAAACAAAATGCCTTACTGAAAGCGCATTACCACTATTATCAAAGAAGCCTGTTGAGAAATTAGCAGAAGCGGCTGTATCAAAAATAGAACCAAGGTAAGAACTTGTTTCGTAACCAGAAGAAGTTCCTAGTTGAACGCCAACCTGTGCGGTGCCGTTTGTTGAAACACCAGAAAGATTCACGGTAATACGTCTTACCCATGATGGGATAGATGTCAGTTGAACGGAAGTGCCGCTTGTGGTTGTAGTTGTGCTTGAAACGAGTAGTGGCCGAAGAGTACCCGTCCCATCAGTAATAGTTCCTGTCGCAGAGACGTTCCCACTTACAGTTCCACCCGTCAGCGGAAGATACTGACCGGCACCGCCAGCCGAAATGTCTACCCATTGGCTACTATTGGCATCCGTGTAGTAGACAAACATGCGACCGAGATCGCTCTCCCACCACAGATCGCCAGCACCGGGATTAGCCGGAGGTGTATCGCCAATCGCTGCGCCACCACCAATGTTGCCCCAGCTAGAGCCAAAGCCCTCAAACTTGCCGGTCGTGCTGTTGTAGCGAATGTAGCCCGCTGCCGGTGTGCCGGGACGTTGAGCCGTAGTGCCAGCAGGGAGATAGGCCGAGCCTGTCGCGCTGTCCTGTTGCACAATAACGGACGTATTGAGCAGAGCTGCCGAGCCAAGGCCAAGCGATGTGCGTTGTGCAGAGGCATCCGCACCCGTCAGAAGTGCGCGGCCTGCCGCTGTCGAGTCCGTGATCGCCGTTGAGACGTGGGTATGACCAACCGCCGAAGCGCGCCACGTTACGCCGTTTGAGTACCAACGGAGGTTGTTCGTCTCAATCCAAATGTCACCGTCAACAAGGTTTGAGGTGACGTTTGCGCCATACCCAAGATTGACGTTGGCTCCCGTGGACGTTGAAGCGGGAAAGCTCGATTTGCCGGTGAACGTAGGGCTTGCGGCAGGAGCAGCACCCGACACATCAGCCACAGATAGCGTCACAGCGCCCGTGCGGCCCGCTACAGACGTAACATCCGCAGACAAAGTGCCAGAGCCAAGCGTGAGGCCAGAACCGGCTGTAATCTCTTCTGTCGCGCCCGTGCCTGTGCTTGTGCGTCCAAGGAGCTTGTTGGTCGCTTGCGTCAGCACATGCTCCGCATTCCAGTCAGACGGGCGGACAATAGAGGTATCCGCGCCATCCGGTTTTGCAGACTGGAAAGCGTGCTTGAGAGAGACGGTCATTCAGCCACCAATCAGGTCAGCGTAATATCAAGATCGCCGGTCGGGATGCGGAACACATCGCCAGCGGCAATCGTCTTGGCCGAGGTCAGATTGCCGTAAGCCAGAAGGTTGCCAGAGGTGGACGCATCAAAGACACCGACCGCAACCACCGTTCCCCATGTGCCGGTCGCTACAGGCCACTCAACGGCTGCCGTGTTGCTGGCAAGGTTGCCCGTGACAGTGAAGGCGCATGTCTGACGCACATAAGAGCCGCCAGAAACCTCAGTGCCGCCGCCCGTATCGGTAGGGGCTACCGTGTAAAGGGCGAGATAGAGCGTTGCTGGCGCTGTATAGGCCGATCCGCCAAACACATGCGCGAGAACCTTGTTCTCAAGGTAATCGGAAAACGATGACATGATGGCCTCTTAGTAGGCGTTGCGCGTGCGGGCGACGAGAGGCGCACCCGAATGGGCGGCGTTGTCGCTTTGATTGTTAAGGAATTGAATGATGGCGGTCGCATTCGCAGCCATGGCCGCGAGCCGCATATCATCCATCAGAAATGTGGAAGCTTGTTGCAGCGCGCCGTACAAATAGAGGTCAGGCGCTTGTGCCAAAATCCAGTTTGACGGGTTCAAACCGGACAAACTTGGAATTTTTGCATAATACGTCATTTCAACCGTAACGTCACTAGTTGGAGCCGGAAAAAGCTCCAGTTCTGCGCCGACAACCGTGTAAAAGCGCGTCTTTCCCGTGACCTTGTTGTTCTTCCATTCCATCAGCTTGTCTTGCGTGATGAAGGCCAACGGAAGGCCAGCGATGTTTAGGTCTTTGGCTTCCAACCAGTCAGCCGGGACAGCGACAAATTCGTTATTGGTCGTAGCCGTGGCCCGCTTCACCATCTGGATCGTGCGAAGTTCACGGTTAAACCGCACTTCTGCCATCGTGATGAAGTCAGGTATTTGGGCGATCAGATCATCGCGGTTGAGCCACGAGGCAATCGAGGCTTGCAGATCAGCGTAATTGGCAAACGCCATGTCATTCGCCCTTTTCGGCTTCCATCAGGGCTTCGACATGCTCATGGCCGTAATCGAAGGTTCCGATGTGCTTCACTTCTTTGGACAGATCGTGGTCGATCCATGTTTGAACGCCATGGATGGACGCTTTTTTGCAGAAATAAATGTCTTCACCGAGGAAGACGTTGAACTTCGGGTTATAGCCGATGGAAAACCACGGCTTCGGCAGCTTCTCAAAGACGGACGTGCGCGTGAGCATGACTCCAAAGCCCATCGCAGCGCATGGCTCTAAGCCCGCGCGGTCGTGCGACGGTATCCATGAGGTAAAGTCCTCAATGGACGAGAACGAAACCGTCTTGAGAGGCATCCTGCGGGTCGCGTAGTTAGCGCCCACAACCTCTTTGCCGGTCGCGTAGAGCCGTTCAGCCGCCTCTTTCGGAAACAGCATATCTGTATCAAGCCATAAGATCGCATCTGCACCAGCGGCAATGGCGTTCTCTGCCAATGTCTCACGCTGGCTGGCGATCAACGTGCCGAGATTGGTGCCAATCTCAACGGCCGTACCGCGCGCGACCTCATAGCCAACCAAACGGGCCATGTTGTGCGCGAAGGCCGTGTAAAGCTGCTCACGGGCAGGCATAGCGACATAGAGCTTCATCAGAGTTGCCCCGCCTTGGTGCGGAACACCCGATTGTCAGGATCGTTCAGCCACCGCTTCATGGCTGCCTCATCATCCGCAATCCCTTTTTGCTTGAGGTCGAAATAGATCGACATAGGGATGGATGCGACGAGGTGCATATCCTTGCGCCAGTTGGTCGGCGCGTCATTGTAAAGCTGTTTGTTGGCTTCAATCGCAGGCTCTAAATCCTGCTCCGTATGAATGCCAAACGTGTCCGTTTCCCAATCGTAGTCAAACCAGCGAGTGATGCCGAGTTCGGGATTGGCGTTAAAGAAAAACCGTTCGCTCACGCGATGCTCCCAAAAAGAAAGGGCGGCCCGAAGACCGCCCCATCCGTTTCAGTTGTGTCTGACGATTAGACCGTCAGGTCGGCCACGATGCCGTGTGCCTTTTCGGTGTGAACCTTGAGGCAGTATTCGGCAATCAACATGCGGTTTTCAGCGTCACCCGTCTTGGCAAGTTCTTCCGTCTGGTAGTTACGGAGGAAGGCTACAGCCGCTTTTGACGGATCGACAACGTAAGCCACGTTCGTCGGCATGAAGCGCGCAGGCACAAAGCTCACGCGGCCCCAATCGCTGATGTACACGTCAGCCGAGCCAATGATGGTCGCAGGACCATTCGCTACGTTGTTACGGATGCCAGCGATACCAGCGAAGCCCGAAGCAGCACGCTTCTGCGCGCCGTTCATCAGCACCATCTTGGCATTGCCGCCCTGTTCCCAGACCTTCTGGAGAACGTCCTGCAACATGGCTTCCGTGAACGTGCGAGCCGTACCAGCGATACGGCCAGCGTTCGGGTAGCCGTCATTGGTTGAGGACATTGTGGGGTTGGTGCCGCCCGCAGCCTTGCTGACGTTCGTGCGAATCCAAGCCTGCAAGCCAGCCGTCTTACGAGCCGTGGTGTTGTTACCAACAACAGCGGGGTTGTTCGACAGAAGCGTGGTTTCAATGTCGTTCTTGATTTCGGCACCGGCTTTGGCGATTTCATACGCCATCATGCCCTTCATGCCAGCTTTCTTGACCGCTTCCACGGTGCCAGTGACACCGACCACGATACGCGAAATCTGGGTGTAGTTACCAACGCGGTTCTGGGTCGCGCGGGCATCAGGCGTTGCCACATCGCCTTCGATGGCGGCGTTATCAGCCGTTGCCGTCTTGAGCGAGTCAGTCAACCATTCATGGTACGTCTGGTCGGCCTTCTCTTGACCGATATTCGAGAGCAGTACCGTATCTTCCGGCGAGATGTTGGTGATAACATTGCCGAGGTCTTCGCGCACGACTTTGGTCGCGTCATAGCGCGTAATGGTGTTTGCAACGAGAGCCATCTCGTCACTCCTTTCAAGTTAAAGCATTTTTGCGATGACTGCCGCTGCGTCTTGCAGGGAGCCGGTTTTAGCCAATCGCTGTTTGGCTCTTGTCACTTCAGTCACGGTGCGCGGAGCGAAGTTTTGGCTACCGGAGCGCATCGGAGCCGGTCCCGTCTTCTGGGGTGTCGGCTTGATGGCTTTGCGCTGTGCTTGCATCTGGTCGTATTGCGCGGCTTTCCACGCAATTTTCACCATGCGGTCATCATACAGTTGGTCAAGTTCTTCCGGCGTGAAGCCTTCCGAAACCAACGTCTGACGTATCGCATCGCGGTCCCGCTTGGCCTTGGCAGGGTCTTTCCACTCAGGAAGACGCTCGTTCAAAAGCCGTTCGCGGTTTTGCTCAACCAGTTGCGCGATGTGCTGCGCTTGGGCCATTTCCTCAAGTTGAGACACCTTCTGCTTTTCGGCAGAGATGGCCCGCATTGAGTCTTCATACTTCCGCCACTCATATTCGACCCGTGCCGCCTCAACGGGATTTTCCGCAAAGAGACGATCAAAGTCGGGACGTTGTGGCTGTAGTGCCGTGAGTTGCTGCTCTATCGCGGCAAGACCTTGAAGATATTCGACGCGCTCCTTACGGGCCGCCTCAAACTCTTGTGTCAGGGCCTTGCGTTCTTCCGCCAGAGCCATGGTCTTCTGAGTGTAATCTTGCTGGCGTTGATAGCCTTTGACCAATTCAGACGCAGGAACCTCAACCTCCGTGCCGTCTAACTTGACGGTGTAGGTGTGTTCTTGTTCTTCCTCGCCTTGGGCTTCTTCGTCAGCCTGATCGCCTTCCTCTTCCGGCTCATCTGAGGCAGCGTCCTCAGTAGCTTCTTCGGATTGGTCAGCTTCAGCGGCATCAAGTTCCGCCGTTTCGGCTTCTTCAGCCGTGGCTTCCGTTTCGTTCTCAGGCTCTTGATTATCGGTCGGGCCGGTCAAGAGTGCTTCGATCTGTGCGGCAGCCTCATGGATTCCGGTCCCTTGCGGGGTGTCGGAGGTTGTCATTCGTTGTCCTTTCGGGATGTAAAGTCCCGTCTGGGGTTTTGGTCTTAGATGACCTCGCGCGACCGGCGATTGAACGCATTGATCGCGGATTCCGTGGCAATCAGTTCAAGATCGGCACGAAACTCGTACAGGGCTTGCAAGCGTTGGTAGGCTTGGTCCCGAATGTCGTAATCACTGAGGTTGGACGTGCGCCACGCCTCAACGTATTTGAGTTCAAGCTGTCCTAAGACATGCTCAAGAAACGGGTCATCCAAGAGTTCCTTGGCCCGTCTGGACCGCTGCTCGGCGGTCATAGAACTGATGTTCATGTTATCGCGGCATTACCATCGGTTGCGCGGGCATCGGCGGTTGCTGACCAAGCACTTGCTGGCGAACAGCACCTTGCGCTTGACGCATCATTTCGCGGTCGCGGTCAATGTCAGCTTTGATCTGGGCCACATCAACGGTCGTTTGATACTTGCCGTAAATTTCAGCCGCACGCAGAGCAATGTCCGCATCCAACTTGTCGCGCTCACGGTCATCTTGGAGCTTGGCCTTTTCCCATTCCAGCGCCGCTTTGTCCTTGGCAATCGCCATATCAACTTGCGCCTTCTGCGCTTCGATCTGAGCCAAGATTTGCGCCGGATCAGGCTTTGGCTGCGTCATCTGCGCCACTTTCTGCTCATCCACTTCCTTGAAGAAGCGGGACGTGTCTTTGAAGCCAGCCAGCGTCAGGATTTGGTCAAGCGTGTTGCGGTACTCGCCCAAGCCAACCAGCGGGTTGTTCGGGCCAAGGGCCTGCACAATCTGTTCCTGCGCGCCTTTGACTTGCATCAGCATCGCAAGCTTCTGGGTTTCCGTACCACGGCCCAGAGCCACGTTGACGCGGGCATCCATGGCCGCATTCCAAGTGCGCGGATCAACCTCAACCCACTTGCCACGCAGACGGATCATACGCGGTTTGTCTTGATGCTGGATGATGGCCTTGAGCAAACCTTTGAACAGGCGCTTAAAGCCCGTCTCAGCGAAGTTGCGGGCGATCAATTCAACGCTGTCCTGCGAGGCAGAGACGGTTGCGGCCACACCCGTAGCTGACTGGCTTGTCAGAGCCTCGGCATCAAGGCCGCGCGAGGCTTGGCTAACACCTGTGCGGGCCGTCTTGATCTGGTCGAGGTAGTCCAAAACACCTTGGGCTTCTTGGCCAACGAACGGCTGGTTGAACGGCTGAACAGCACCCGCCTGCTTCATGCGGATGATCGCGCCAGTTTCGACGTTCATCACATCATCAAGGTTCACTTGGTTCTCAATGACAGCCGTGCGCGGATGAATGGACTGCGCTAGGCTGTCCATCATGTTCCGCATGACGCTTGTCTTGATCCGCTGAATGTCCATGACCTTATCGGCCAGAGACGATCCAATCAGCGTGTGAGGCTCAGGGAACGGGCAGATCAGCGCGAACGGGCGCTCCGTCACCATTTCCTCGTGGACAACCTTATAGTTGCCGCCAATCGTGCAGACCTTGCGAAGCTCGGCAATGCCGTCTCCGTCTTTGTCAATCTTGATATAGGCTTCAACGTAGAGGACGCGGTTGGCCGCACGGTCCATAGAGTTGTCATCGTCAAAGCGCGACAGGGCCGGATTACGCTGGAAGCGTTCAAGGTTGTTATCAAACGCATCGCCCACGCCACCATATTCGGTGACAAGCTCAAGCGGGTAGCCCATAGCCACCAACTCAGACACCGTGGCCATCTTTCGGTGGCCAATCAGCGTGGCGTTGTCCTCGTCAATCGCATCAACCGAGCAGATAAATTCTTCGCACGGCAAGCTTTCAACGCGAATGCGGACGCTCTTGCGGGTGCGCTTGATCCGCATGTCGATCTTATCAACGGCAAGGCCGTACTCATCGGCCTCAATCAGATGCTCGGCTTCCAAGACCTCAACTTCTGGGTCTTGCTCAAGCATCATGGCTTGTTCGTTTACTAGGCCAGAATAGCTTTCTTCCGTTACGTCTGTGGCTCTGTCGGGATACCACTTAAAGATGCCGGTCTTGCGGATCAGCGCGTCTGAAACAGCATTGTAAGTGACCTGATAGCCGGGATTGTCTTGGCTGAAGACAAAATTGACGTAATCGGTCGCCTGCGAAGCGGATTCCTCATCCTCTGGGCCGGTCGGCTCATAGTCCACAACCGTATCGCCACCCGCAAAGATACGCATGAGGCTCGGGCGAACGCTATCGACCACATCAGCCACTTCACGCATCACGAGGCTAGAGCGGCCCTCTTCCTCGTCGCCAAACGGAGCGCCTTCGTAATAAGCCGAGGCGCGCTCACGCACAGGCGCAACGTAGCTATCAATAAACATCACAGCGTCAGAGATGGCCTCACGCACGATCTGGTCAAAACGCTCGTCTTCCATCTCGGCTTTAACCATGCCTTGTTCGGGCATGAAGTTGCCGGTGCCAGCCGCAGCCAACGGATCGAAGTTGCCAGTTGCTTGCGTGTCCATCGCAGCAAGAGCTTGGTCTAGGCCAGCCGAGAGAGCGTTTGCCATTAGGCGTTACCCCCACCGCTATTGTAGTTATTGCTGTTATTCGAGGCCGCCAGACGGGCTTCCAATTCAGCCAACCGCTCTGCGTAGGAAGCCTGCACAGGGTTAGTCATCGGGACTGATGGGACAGAGGTAGGACGAAACACTTGCGGAGCGCGTGGCGCTGCATACGGGCTGTCAGGCGCTACTTGTCGGAAGGGCGAGCGCACACCAAACGGCATGGAGCCACTTTGCGTCATAAGCTGCTGCCGCAAGGCTTCAATATTCTGTGGCAGATAGTATTGTCCGTACTGCGTCTGCGCGCCGGGATTGGGCTGTTGAACAGGTGAGACCTGTGGTGAAGGCGCAAGATCAACCTTTACCTCGGGCCGCATTCCTGACCCTTTAGAACTTCCACCCATCACACTATTCCTCTGATCGCGCGCCGTAGCGGTCGCGTTGAGCTAAACCCAGAATTGTTTGCGTTCATGTCGAGGCCCATCGCCAAATAGCGGAAGGCATCGGCTGCGTGAGAAGCCCAATCGTGGACAGGCTTCGTGTTGAAGGTCTGGCGCTTATCGTCCCACTCGGAGCGATACATCTTCAGCGCATCAAGCCCTTTGGCCGTGCGTCCGGTGTCAAACCAGCACTTCTTGAGCATCATGCGGGCGGCGTTGATGCCATCCTCCACACGATGATTGGTAACAATCGTGGGCTGTAGGCCGAGCGATTGCAGCACCTCTACACGCGTCTTGCCCGTCCCTAGTTCACGGGCTTGCGCGTCATGCGGGAGCAGATGGCCCCCATAGAGATAAAGCTTGTTCTGTATCTCTCGAACGTAGTGTCCAAGATCGACGCCTGAGTTCTCGTAGTAGTCAATGACGTGGATTTCGCGCCCGACGATTTGAGCGAACCATATGGACGTGGTGTCTGAAATCCCCAAGTCCCATGCCGTCCAAACTTGTGCGACCGGATCATAGGGAACACCACATAGACGGCCTTCCTTCTCAGCGTCAGCCAGATCGCGCCCGTAAAAGGCACCGACCACAGCCGCATCAAAGGAGCATTCAAACTCAGCCTCATATTGCTCTGAGGTGAGCATCTTCGCAGCCGATACGAGTTCCCCTTCTGGGATCAGGCCCGTCTCACTGGCGCGCAATCGCAACGTGGTCCAATCAGGATCGTCCTGCGCTGCCTGCCAAATCTCAAAGAACTGATTGCGGCCTTTAGGCGTACCAATGAAGGTGGCCCAACCCTGACGATCTGCCAAAGCAGGACGTATAACCTCAGGCCAAGCGCGCGGGTCCATATCTCCCGCTTCGTCCAGCACCACGCCATCCAAATAGATGCCGCGCAGCCTGTCGTAATTATCTGAGCCGTAAAGTCTGATACGCGCCCCATTCGGCAGATTGACCGTCAGGTCACTCTCACGCTGCTCAACGCCTGGGATCGCTGCCGTTAGCCGCTTGAGGTATCCCCAAGCCACGTCCTTGGCCTGCGAATAGGTTGGGGCCATGTAGGCAAAGCGTGCTTCATGCTTTTCCGACCGGAGAGCCGCATCAATCAAATCTGCCACGCAAGCTACCGTTTTACCGGCACTAGCGACGGTGGGCGACAATACACGCCCACCGAGTTCTCCTTCTGTGATAAGGCACAAACTGAGGGCGAGCTTCGTAGCCGATCTCAATCCTCTGCACGAGGTACGCCCGTCACAATTTGGATTTGAACCGGGCCGCCTTCCTCGCCAGTGATCTCAGTCGTAGCGAGGTCAGGCAGAACCTTCTTCATCAAGGCAATCGCCACTTGAGCCTGCGTGGATGACATCTCCACCTCGCCCTCGGCGCAAGCGATTAACCTACTGAGAATCTTACTGTTTGCGATTTTAGTCCGATGTTCGTGCGACATCGTGAAGCCAGCTTTTCGGCCTCTGTTATTCTCTGACATTTTGGTTTGCTCTCTTGACGGGTGCTGGCTCAATTTGAGTCAACGTGTCCGTTTCTGTGAGTGTTTGAAGCCGACTTCGGTTATCGGTTAACCGACTTCGGTTAAGCGGCAGGCTTTCTCACCCGCCACCACATCCATCCGCTTTCCGAAACTCGTTCGGCATCGGGGAATAGTTCTGTCACTGCGCGATTGACGCCTTCCATGGGAAGGTCATCGCCGCCCATGGTTCCTCCGGCTTTTACCTTCGGCCACCAAGCTTCAATGTCTTCCGACACGCTGTCGTAGTCGTGGCCTGCGTCAATCCAGACGAAATCTACGCTCTCATCCTCAAAGAGATGAGCCGCTTGGGCGCTATCCGAACGGACGGGCTTGATATGCACATGCGCCTTGATGAGCGGCGCGATGTTATCCTTAAACACCGTGAATAGGCGTTTGCGGTCGGGGTCCGCGCGGTGTGCGCTTTCGTCCGAACCCTTCCAGTGATCCACGCAGTAGAACGTGATGGGCTTGCCGGAGTTGGCAATCTCAACACCCATGAAGGTTGCCGAGCGGCCCTTGTAGCTTCCTACCTCTACAAAGACGGCAGGGCTTGGCGCTTCAGCAACAGCATCACGGTAAGCTTGGCGGAAGTTGAACCACCCTTCGATCTGCTCAAAGTAATGATCCACTATCGCCTCATTCGTGCCGGGATTTCACCGGATGCCGGGGCCGCAAGTTCACCCCGTCTGCGTATGCTGAGTTGGAAGGAAACCAGCCGAGTCCAACGCGGGACGCGCACTAGGCCGAGGGAGAGGCGGCTAGTGGATCGTCGGGCTTGGCTCGGTCGAGCGTCCGCCCAATCGAATAATTCTTGAAACCACGCACTTTAGCGTTTGGTACGGACCAAATCTCGCCCGTGTCATCCATGATAATGACCCAGAGCAGATCGTCCTCTTTGCTGTAGTCAATGACGGCAATCGCCTCGCCGCCCGCACCCTTCTCAGGGATGTATAACGGCACCGATGGGTTGAGTTGCGTCAGGCTCCGCAAACAAGGCCTCCAAGACCGCTTGACCGGTCTCTACAGTGGTCTCGATGGGCTTGAGGCCCGTGTTTAGTTTGGCCGCGTTCAACAATTCGTAGCGCCACACCATGTCTTCTAAGGCAGTCGCCAATTCGTCGCGGGTCATGTCCCTCACGGCTTTGAGGCCGTAATGGCTTAGTGAAAACTCTGAGCGTCTTCGGCAAAGCATGAGATGGACAGCATGACGATTGCGTTGACGAGGAATGATAGAACCTCATCAGGATCATCAACCGTCGAGGCGAGGTATCCGCCGCCGTTTGGGTCTTCCCCGATCACGATAACTTCTTTGAGGTTGAGGGTTGATACCCTCTCCAGAAGGGCCTCCGGCGATACTCCACCGTCGGTCATTTGAGCCTCCCGCCTCTATCGGTTGAATTGATCTGCCCGCTAGGCAAGCCTCTATGCACTCAAGCTCAGCGGTTTCTATGTCATCGAACTCAGGCGGCACGTTGCTGTAGAAGCCCCGTGGCTTGTGTTGTGCCATGATGATGCCAATAAAAAACGCGGCAGCCCGTCAGGCTCCGCGCGCAAATCAACCAGTTTGAGAATTTTGCGTGATGATCCGTTACGGGTCAAGCCATTCCCCATTCTTCCGCCAATTTATCCAACGCTAACCGCAGAAGCTCTGTAACAGCGGCGCGTGCTTGCACCTCATTCTGCCAATGCAGCTTGCGACCGACAGAGAACAAATCCATCTCACGGCACACCACATCTTCCACCACCATGCTCAATTTGAGTCCGAGCATCTGAACGGCCTTGCGGTATTGTTCCCGATGATGGGCTTGGTATTCGGACGCTGGCATCATGTCCCACCCTGCCCCGCCGCCGACGCCCATGAAATTCTGCACGGCAAAGCGTTCGGCCAGCCCGGCATTGTGCCAATGGTGGCGAAACTTGGTGGCGGCGTTATATTCCGCGTCTGTCAGCCGCTTGGCGCCGTGTAACCGCTCAACTGGCGCATCGCGAACGGTGAACGGACCGTCCTTGGTGGCGTGCAAAAAGCCTTCCGCCTTAGCCATGCGTTCGGGCGTTGGTGGCACGCTGATCTGTGCATGGTTGGTTTTACGCTTCAGTTTCGCCATTCGCGTCTCCTGATTTGATGGCTTCCGTCACCAGCGTTTTGAATCCCAGTTCCAGCAATAGGCGCAGAGTGTTGGCGCCAAGACTCAATTCCACGGTTGCCGACCCATCCTCATGTTCGGCAACAGCCTTCACCACGATCATGTCGTTTTCAGTGAGGTGGCTAATGTCCCATGTCTTGCTCATCACTCTTTCTCCTCTAGCGCGGCGCGGGCTTTGTCACGTACGGAAACACACCACTTACGCCAAGGTGTTGTGTCATTTCTACAAAGTCCAATTTCTGCCTGTAAAGCGTATACGCAATTTTGCAGCGCCTCACGCAGCCGCTCTATTTCGTCGGCAGCGGCGTAACAATATTCTTCACTGTGCAGCCATTTATCCCGCAGCCGTTCAACTAAATCACTCATTCCTTCCCCTCCCCAAACGGAAACGCATCGTCAACTAACTGAACCTTGATGATCCGGTTGTTTTCAAGCACATCGAAGTCAAATTTGTCTTTCCACATTACAGCGTCTATTGCGTCCTGTTTATCAACAGCATCAACCCAGTGACCAACGCGAAGAGACTCTATAACGTAGAAACGCTTTTTCTCTGGCTCACTCATTCCTTCCCCTCCCCAAGCGCGGCGCGGGCATATTCAGCCACACAATCTTCACACCCGTCATACAT